GTTGTACTTTCTGAAAATTCTAAAGTAAGTGTAGTAAATTCATACAAAGCAGCAGCCATAGCCCAGTCACCAACTGCAAATTTGCCGGCAGGCATAGCCGTAGTTTCAACAACCGGAACACCTGAAATCCTAAGTATCCCCTGAGCATCACGCATTACTTCGATGTAATGTTCATCAGTTCCTTTTGTTGTTTCTATTAATGTAGCATCAACAGGATTAAGAACAAATCCATTACAAGTATATTCCTGTTGAGTTACTAAAGTTTTAGCAACTTTTAAAACATCTATTCTCTGCGCTGCTTCAATAGCATTTTTAAAATGGCTGTTTACTGTGAATGTCCAGTTTGCAAGCACATTGGCATCGGCTGTATAAGTCTGTTCGATAACAAGCTGAGTAGGAGAAATAACAATAGCAGTATAAGCATTATCATAAGTACCTCCGGTAGTATTAGCAAATGTAATAACATCACCGTTGTTTATCAGTTCATTAGCAGTAAGTGTAACTAATGTTTTTGCTCCACCATCATAAGTAGCAATTGAAGTAACATCACCTGCAACTCCTGTAATAGAAGTATTAATCACGGTTGCAAAATCATCGGCAGTTTTGAATATTCCTGTAAGGTTATTTCCTGCCCCATCGCCCCAAAGAAGTTGAAAATCTTCATAGTATTTTACCTGTGCAGGTAACCTCTGAGCCAGATGATTGGCAACAAAATTTGCCGATCTCATCATCCTCTTAGAAATAGGAACATGAGTACCTATTCTTTTAGCGTCTGCTGTAGCTTCACGTACTTTGAAAGAACTTTCTGCCAATGCAGTGTTTTCTCCGGTTGTAGTGACAGCCCTTGACCAGCTATAAACCTCTGTATAAGCAAGATAAGGCAAATCAGCAGGTGCAACGGTAAGCAAATCCCTAATATTTAGCCTTGTAACCTGTGGATGATCAACAACACGAGGGTCTCTTGTTGTGATATGAACAAGGCTTGTCCCAGTGTAATCCGAACTAACAGAAACAGTTTTAAGTTCAAATTCAACTTTCTTCTTTCCACCGCTTTCGATAAATTCTTTGTACTTATCGCTTTTTACTATATCACTAAGTTGTGATTTAAGGGTTTGGATTTTTTCTCCGCTTACACCGCCATCTTTTAACTTAGTTATTTCAGTTCCCTGAGCTTTTATTTTTTCTTCCATTCCTGTTAAAGTCTCAACAAACTTTTTATACTTTTCACTATCAAAATCTTTTAACTTTTCAGATAATTCGTTAAATTTTTTAGCAAATTCATCTTCTGTTATGAGACCTTTTCGTGAATCGTCAGACAGTTTTTTGAATTCATCCCTGAATCCTTTTAGCTGTTCATCATTCTTTGCTTGTATTTTTTCAAGCAGAATGTCTTCCTGTGTTTTATTATTTTCAGGCATAATTTAAATATTAAATGTTATTAATTATATAATTCCAATTAATGTCTTTTTTCTTCTGAGATGAACCTGCTTTCAGGGTATCTTTTAAAGAAGGCTTGACATTCATAAGTTCATATACTATTTGTTTTATTTGTCTCGTTTGAAGCTCGAATATTTTCATCGTGTCATCTGACTGTTGACCTGATTTAAGCTGTTTGTTTATTAGTTCTATTCGGTTATTAAGTGCTAACATCAATGTATCTTTATCATTTAAAGACTTGACTCCTAACGTTGCTGTAAGAGAATTTGCCCCATAGCTTACTACTGAATACTCAAATAACTCGATTTCTTTAACTACCCAGAAGTATCCATATTCATTGGCTTTTTCTGGATTTATCGCAAGAGGATAATACTTTTCCCACGTCTGACGAATAAGTTCATTTTCATTTTCTTTTTCAGCCAATACAAGGTCTAAATACCTAAATCCTATTGAGTGATTGTCGTAAATTCCTTCCTGGTAGTTAATAAGGTGATCATTACCTTTTGTTGTAGCAGGTATTTTACTTTCTGCGTATAGTACATTCCTCCCGTCTATGATAGTTTCTTCTTCGTGAATAGGTTTTCCAACGACATATTCAGCTAATAATTTATGATCTAATTGGTGTTTTATTTTTGCCGTAGCTTCTGAGCGAGCGCCTCGTTGAGAGATAGACCTTTTAGCTACACCGGGAATAAGCATGTCTAAATCTTCGTCTATATAAAAATAAGTATTAGGAATAATCTGAACCACTCGTTTTGTTAAGTCAACATCTTTAACTTGATTACCATAACCTGATTTGACAGGATAAGGCATGTTTAATTTATCTTTTTTATGCTTAGAGATTTTTTCTTTACCGGATGCTTCTTCAAATTCAATATAATCGTAGTTATGATCTTCAAGCCATGCACGAGCCTGCGCAGACGTAAATACATCAGAATCAAACCTTATCGCCTGCACTTCTACGCTTTCATCTTCGAGAATACCCCAGATAACATCTATACCTTCACCAAAAGCATCGTTTTCACGTCTTAAACGAATATACTTGTCAGGATTATTTATCCTGGCGGAGTGTTCGTTTGGGTAAGGTTTTAACTGAAATTTTATTATTTCAGTCTTATGTAATATGTCTTTTTCTTTTAATTTCATCACACACTTGATTTTGATGTTATTATAGCAATTTGCTCAGTTGTTAAATCCCAAATTCGTTTTTGTCCGATTTGTTTATCTGCTTCTATTCCTGTTCCTATTAACCAATCATCATAAACAATAGCACCTGCAAAAAATAATTCTTTTAATCGTTTAGAATCCATAGATTTTGCTGCTGCCTGATTTTTTAAATCTTTCTGTAAAACTGGTATATGATCAAAACTCCCTCGTAGTTTTACCCCGTAATTTTCAATTTTTAAAAAAGTATTAAAAGCATTTATTTTTTCATTGCTTTCCGGTATCGTTGTGCTTTGATACATTCGCCTTTCGCTTGCTTCTTGATTTTCATAAGTCGTTCCCTGAAAGTAATTTTTAAGGAGTATTTCTGGGACTCCATACTGATTAGCAATGTATATAGCATCTGTAGCAATTTCTTCAAAAAGCATAAGGTCTTTTACAGGAAGTGCTGTTTGTTGATACTTCAAAGGATAACGGGAAATAACTTGTAAGTATTGATCTTCCATCATACCGTAGTCTTTAAAATCTTCCTGGACCTGTTCTTTTTCTGTTGGCTCTAAAGGCGTAGCCCCCATCACTGGGTCTTTGCCTTCCGGTGTCCATGCGCCAAGCGCACCACGCCTGCGAATAAGTACGTTACGACTTTCTAAAGCTGCATTTATGTTTGAGATCGGCTTTGATAAAGATTTGATCTTAGATTCCCCTCTAATCCAATTTGAATCCAACATAAGATTAGGATAGTTTAAATGAAGTATCTGATTGGAAGATATTCGCCTTTTACGCCCATTTGGCATATTTAATTCATATTCAGAGACTATTTCATCTATCGAAGTAGCATCAAGCCATTTCCCTGTAAGGATAGGAGCGACAACATAAGGATAAACATTATTAATGACGTTAATATCCTTATAGGTATAATTTTTTTCTGATCCTGCCGGAACAGAAAAATAATCATAACTATTACCAAAAACATCGAGATTAATGGAGCTGTACTTTAACCATTCCCATGTTGATTGAAGCGGATTGGGCTGTTTTAACACTTTTAAAAAACTCTCAAATTCCTTATAACGTTTGTGATTTTTGTCTATAATTTCTTCTGTGTCAACCTCAATGAGCTGAATTAACATATTGGAAGCATACCTCGCCCTTATGTCTATTACAGCAGAAAGTATAGGGTTGGTAATGTAAGTGTTTAAATAATGCGAATATTCAGTAAGATTGAGCCAAATGGGTTGACCGCTTACGATATAAGTCGATAAATACCCTCCAGAAATAAATTTCTTTTTTAAATCATTGACAGTCTTTGATTTCCAAAACTTTAATTTCACTTTGATATTGTTATAACAATACCAAAATTAATTAAAATGATCCGTTATTTATAATGATTCTAAATTATGTTATATTTATCAGGATATAACTATTACAAATAAAAAAGCCGTCCTTTTATTGAACGGCTACTAAACATATCTCAGCTTAGTTGTTTTCTTTGAAACTCATGAAATGTGTAAAGTGGTAATGCAAATATAGTAATTATTTTATAGGCGCACTATAATCGCATCCATTTTTTTTAGCTTTAACATCTTCGTTAGTCATTTCAACATCTATGAAACCGTTTAAAATTCTCTTTATTAATTCTTGCTGCTTTTTTCTTAGCAAAGCCTTTGAATTGTTTTAATGACCGGACGCTGAATAAAACAGTGTGATGATTATGATTCATAAATTTTCGTTTTGATTTAACCCATCTCCAGATGCTTTGATAAGTAGTCCCTATTTCCCTTCCTGCCTGTGTGCGTGAACAAATAGTAACCATTCCGGTACGCCAGTTTATTACAGCTACATCTTTATCTGTCACTTTTGAATTTTTTAAATCTAAATTTACTTCCTAAATACTTAGGATTATTCCAAAATCCTGTTAAAGGCAAAATCCAATATACTATTGAATACTTTATTGTTTTTACTTTACAATCATCATGTGGCTTTAATTTTTTTCCTGTATTATCAACTATCTTTATATCTGAAGCAGTCAAACCTGAAATAGGAATATTCGATACATATTTTACCAATCTAAAAAAGAACAATTGAAATAAAACAAAATTTATAATTTTAATCCAATTCATAGCTACATCTTTATCGGTCATTTTTAAAATTTTTTTATCTTCAAATGGCATTTCTATCCGTTGAAAACATAAGCCAAAAATTCTACTTCTATATAATTGATATGCTTCTATCCACCAATTTGTACCATACATATGTTTTTCTTGAATTAAATGTTTTTTAATATATCTTGATCTAAATATCAATAATTTACCTATTTTAATACTTTTCATATCAATACTTATTAAATATAATAATCCATTCAGGTGGATTAGGATTGTCCATTAGTTTATAATCAAGTAAAATCTTATTGTGCATTTCATTAAATCCTGATAAATACACTGCTTTATCTATTTCTCTTTGATTTTCGTAAACTTCATATATTTTATTTTCTGAAATAATCAATTCTATCACGATATCAGGATAGTAATTATTAAGTTCAACACCTTTTCTTAATAATCTATATCCTTATACACCTTCGACAA